GGGTATATAAATACCGACCCCCACTTCGTGGTCGTCGGGTGTTGCGAAAAATTTCTTTGCCATATTTCCCACAATTGCGAAACGCTTTCGCATTTGTGAACTTGGAGAAAAAACCAAAAAATCACTTTTTTGGTGCATTAAAGTGAATTCAATTCACTTTTTTAAAATGTCTTTTTTTGTCATTTTTTTAATTTGTTTTATTGTTTACGTTTTTATTAATTCTTATTTATATGAAAAGAGACGAGCCACCCAGCAGCGAAACCAGAAAGAGAAAACGGAAACCGAAATGTACCTCATCATCCCCGACACCTGTCGGTATGAGACATCTTTATATTGGACCCTCAAACACAGGGAAAACGACGCTTGTTGCGGAGAAACTGAAGGCTTTGATATCCAAAGATAAAAAGGCGGATATTTTCATATGTTCTCCGTCATACCCTCATCAAAAACTATACACCCAATTTAAAAAGAGAGTCAAATTATGGGCGGATAGCTTAAATGAAGAAACTATGGGTCATATATATAGAAAAGTTCTAAAAAATCGAGATATGAAAAGACCTAGAAATATAGTGATAATCATAGATGATTTTGGAGATTCTGGCTATTTTAGGGGGAGAGCTGATAACTTTGGTATGCGGTTAATAAGAGAAGCTAGACAATTGGGTGTGCATGTAGTTGTAGTAGTACAACGTATGACTGAAGCAACACCTTTGATGCGAACAAACGCCGATTCTGTCACTTGTTTTGTATTAGCTAATGATGAGGATAGGAAGACTTTAAGAAAAGAATTCGCAGGAGAAATAAAGTGGCCTAAATTTCGAGAGATGTTAGATGAGTGTTGGAGAGAACCTTATGGTTATATATCCATTGATAAGTCAAATCCATATGATAGAAAATATATGTCAAAGTCTGGGCTATTAAAATCGAAAACAACGGAAGAATATTAAACATTTTTTATCTTTTTGTCCTAGTTTTATTTTTATTCTTTTTTCGAGTCAGACATGTCGGAGCTCAGTACTATAGAAATCCCTAAAAGGGTTAGGAAAAAAAAGAAAAAATCCAAATCAGGTGCGCAAACTAAAAAGCTAAGCGATAAACATTATCATAGATTACAAAGATATGCTATAAATATAGGCGTTGACCCAAGCGGCACAATAAAAACATTGTTAAAACGTATCTACCATCGCGCCAGGGCTATGGCCTACGAAGGAAAAAAAGTACCAGATATGGACTTGAAAAGTTATCCACAAACCATACAAAATTATGTTGGGTATCTTGTAGACACCACGAAGAGGCAAACCGAGAAGACCAGTAAAAAAAGAAAAAAGCGAATCAAAAAGGAGGAACCACGAGAAAAGGAACATGACCCGGAGCGCCAAACTTTAATTGACACTTCAGCCATGGAGCAAAAAATAAACGACATCGAACTTTCTGAAGATGAAAAGGGCGTGGAAAGTATCGATGAAAAACCAACAGAACCTATTCCAGACGGTCGTACTGTACCACATAGTGTAACCGCAGGGCCTTTCACATTTTTACACGATCAATTCGCGAATCTCACGAGAGATAAACATTTAGAAATGATGAAGAAGTATCAAGAACAAATAAATGTATTAGGTCTTGGTACGTCAGAAGCGGAACAGAACATTAAAGAGTTACAAAGCGCCATTGGCCCCTGGGGTGGACAAATGATGTGGCAGAGGTCGTTAATGCCAGATGATTATGAATACCATGGACAAGATAGAATGCGAGCAGAAGTTTTAGGGTTAGAAAAAGACACTGTGCGCCGAAAAGGACCAAAAGTGAAAAAAGGGTCTGTGCCTCTCAGTCGTTCGATGGCGAGCATTGATCCGAATTACCGCAACTTCGATCCCAGATATACTCGTCTACCTCGTATCATTTTCTATCTTTGTTTACTTATTCTTTTATCGCTTATTTTATTTGGTGTGGAATGGCTTTCTTCGAACCTATTTATCCAACCAGGGGAGAGGCTGATGACGGAGACGAACAAATCACAAGCGATTCTGGATCAGATTCGCGCCCCATTCGGAGCCTGGGGAGACCGGAACACTCTTCGCCGACCCAGACGGAGCGACAATCGGAGCACGATGGATATGATGAGGCCGACGGACATGTCAGGAGAAAAGATGAGGCTGGTTTAAGTAAAAGAGACAGAAAGAGACAATATCAAAAAGAATGGTATGAAAGAGTCGGCCGAGAGAGATATCGTAAGAGATATGCTTCACGAAAAGAGGAGAAAATCGCTAAAAATGTTTTAGAGAAATCGAGGTTCAAAGCTAAATCAACAAAACGAAAATCAAAGATACGCGAACTAAAGAACAAAAAACACAAATGGAAGGCCCGATATGGTGATTTATTAACAAACTATGAACGCATGCTTCATGATACCAAAATATATGCCCAAGCTTTGCGAGAACGACAAGAACCAGAATATTATGTAGATTCTTTTGGGCGAAGGATAATCAATTAATAATAATCTCTTTCAGCTGTCCGTCTTATAGTTGTTTTTGTTTCAAGTAGCATGTCGATGACATAGTTTCCTGGCATTGTAGGTTCTACCCATTCCCCATATCTAAGACCCCACACCCGAGGAGTTAATTTTGTTAAAGTTAAAGCTTCCCGAAAAAGAGGTGAGGGCACAAGCGGTTTGATTCTAAAATACTCCGAAGCATCTTTGACAGCATCGACAGCTTCGTCCCAATTTATAGGAAAACGGGACAAATGAATTGAGCATACAACATTATCTAATCCGCTTGGCACGGTCTTATATATTTCAGTTGTTTCAAATTCATCGAACGTTAAATACATCGTACGATACGTTCGAAAAGTTAAGGGGACTAAAGGGGACCTCCAGGCGCCTGAATCGTCTGTTTCTTGAAACATGAAACCGAGATCCCAACCTAAGTCTGCGTCTCCCCACTTGATATAACCTGTTCCTATTCCTGTTGTGATAAAAATATAGCCATCAGTAGTTTGTTCAAAGACCCAGGGGGCGGCGTTCGGGTCAGCGGCTCTAACAGCTGTTTGCATTGTAGATAATAGCGTAGTTAAATCGCTTGGGTTTGATGGGGGGCCATAGAGAAAATCATCTCCGGGTAAACCTGAAGAATTAAATATCACGCGATTTGTGTTGTTCGCAGCAAGAGTCAAGTTTTTATCTAAATGTATACCTGTCACATATGCTTTTCTAACCCCATACAGATATATACCTAAATCATAAGGTATACCAAATTTAGTGTGTCGCGCGAAATCACCATTGATTTCCCGAAATTCTTGTAGACCTCTGGAATCTAAACTGAGAAACATGAAAATAAACCAAACAATATAAATAGGATCGAACACAAAGAAAAAAAATGATATCATTTTTTCTTATTCTTTTCTTGTATATATTTTTGCTTAACGTCTTTTTGCCATAATGAACTCCTATCCCGCTACAAAAAAGTCGCCTGGTATGATTGGTCTAGCCTGTCCACCTAGCGTTTGTGGAAAAAAAAAGAAGAAAATAGGCGGTATTGCTGTGGCCCTCGACCCAAAAGCTAGTAGAGGAAAATCAACTGTTCGCAAAACAGGATATATGAAACGAGAAAGACCCATTCACGTTCATCCTAGTGATTGGCATGAACGAAACAAAAACACCATGAGACCCCACACGCCCTATCGGTGGAACGTCTAATCATTTTTTATCCTTCCTTTTTTTATTTCTTGTCTATAAATGGATATATTATATGTTATTGATAAACGCCAAGACAATGAAACTTGGCTGGAAAATGTACAAATCGACAAGGGAATGGTCACGCCTCTGTTCAGGTTTCTACGAAGAGTCTGCGGCCGAAAAGCAACACGCGTTGACGACACGACATTTGTGATCAAAGGAAACCATTCCGAGACCCTCGAAGTGGAGTTTCCAAAATGGAAACATCTCAATCAAAGATTGATGTTTCGAACCACCGCGCCTTATGATTATCACCCAGATTTATCTGTTATTACCACGAGCAGGTCAAAAAAATCAAAAAAGATGAGACTCATTCGCAAATAAAAATTATCTCACACATTTTTTCCTTTGTTGTTCTTTTATTATTTTTTTATTTTTTTTTGCGATGAGCGGCAGTGTTAGTCTTCAAGTTGTAAATTTGAAGCAATGGCAACAGAACCAAGAAACCTTTGTGGTTTTTAAGAACCATCAGAGACAATTTCAACGACTATATCCCCGTGTTATACAGCCTACATATAGAGCAACAAACGAGATAGTGTTTGTGTTGAACAGCTATGCGAGGGATTATTTGAACATCACAGGGTTACAGTTATTCATTGAAATCCGACCGACTGTGGGTGGGGATGAGGACCAAAAGTTTAGTGCTTATTGGACCTTCTCAACAGCGGGGTTAATTAAGAGATTCAGATTTCGATCCGGGGTTACTGATCATTTTGATTGCGATAATTATGGTAAATGGGTCTGGCAACGACTAATGGGACACTTATGTAAAGACACCAGATTAGATGAATATGAATTATTTGAAAATGCTGGAGGCAGTATAGTTGAGTGGACAGTTCCTGCGGGCGGTGGACTAGCTAATACTCAGAAATTTATGGTTCCTCTCATCACGCCTCTCGATAATGCGGGATATTTACCTATGTATAACTTAGCTGAACAGCTCGAATTCCGTATCGAACTCGACACAGCCGCTGAGATGTTTTCCCTACGTAAAGCTCCTGACGGCGCGGCTCTAGCTTTTGACTATGAAATAACAGACATTTATCTTATGGGAGATACGCTGACAGCTACTTCCGGGGGAGTTCTTAATGATACGCCTTTTAGATGGCATGATTATGGTGTGTATAGTAGACAGGATAAATTTGCTGTGGGAAAAGGGACTAAACTTAACATCCCTTATGATCTTAAAAAAACCTCGATGAAAGATTTTACCTCTATGATGCTTACAGCACAAACGAATACAGCACAACCCTTTGAAAATTGTCGATCTATTCCGTGCCCCCTATCTTATAGGTTTACTATGGGTGGAACCCCCTTTCCCATTGAAACAGCTGTTTCAGATAAGCATGAACAATGGTATTACTTTTTGAAATTCTGGCATCGACAAGATATTACGGGGGACGTTTATCCTTATGTTGTGCGTTTTGGTCGCTTTGAAAACGACGGGGCAACAGCGACGGCGTTCGGGTGCTTTTGGCCATGTTTATCTTTCGAAAAGCTCGATCAAGCAAACTGGGTTTCGGGCCCAGACACTTCAAGATACACCGTTATAGGCGAATTTGAAAGGGTAGAAGACGGTCCCGCAGACAATGACAGGTTTTACACTTGGCTTCGCTGGGACAAGTTCTACAACATTATCGGCGGAGAAGTTATCGGGGAGAAGTAGACGGTATTTAAACTCTTGTTCATAACGTCCAGTTTCATTTTCTTTTTTTTCTTTTTTCTTTTTTCTTTTCAAACCTTTAAAATGTCATTTTCAGACCCCGCTACAACCAAAATGTCCGAGCTATCTCGGTTGATTCGAGATCGAAACGAGCTGACTTACAAGAAAGGTAAGACGGAGCAGGAGTGGGAGCAACTGAAGGCCCTTCGTGAGCTGGTCAAGGAATGGAAAAGAGACCTGAAATGGATACTGTTCTATGAGAACGAGAAGAAATCAGAAAAATAAATCATTTATTCTTTCTTTCTTTATTCTTTTTTATTGTTTTAATTTTAGTTTTTTGCCTGATATGGGGTTCGGGAGCTGGCTCAAAAGAACAGTTCATAAAATTGGCCGAGGGATCAAAAAGGCCGCTAGTTGGACATGGGATAAGGCAAAGAAAGGTGCTCACGTTGTGAAAAGAATCTTGGGTTCCAAAGAAGCACAAAGGGCTATGGGTAGTGTTGAGCAGGCGGCAATGGCTAGTGGGGATCCTAGAGCTCAAGCCGCTGGGGCGGGGATAGGTATTATTAAAGGTTTAACTGGTGGAGATATCGATCACGCTATGGGGGCAGCTAAACGAGGGATAGGCCAAAAATACCCTCAATATTCCGAATATATCCCAGGCTCAAGAGCAGAAATTCAACCCATGATCCAAAAAACACGCAAACGAGGGGTTGATTATTTAACCAAAAAAGCTACAGAATATGTTACTGGTTCAAATAAACGGCAGAATCTCGCTTCAGCAAGAAATACCATGAAAAGTAAAGAACTCTGGAGACATCACCCTCAATACGCAGAAAGGGTCAGAGAGGAGGGTATGGCTGTGCCTAGATCCAAGCCTGCTCCGAAGAAAACTCCAAATTATGCTTCTTTGCCTTATCCCACAAACATTTAATGGGTCGGACACCGTTTCTAGTAACAGCTAAAGGTCTACCCTTGTTATCTCTTTTGAAGTTTTGTTTCTTTAGTTTGATTGACATAGTTTCAATATATATGTTAGCGTCTTGTTCGAACCAAGAACGAGTTCTGGATTTAAATCGTTTAACTTCATGATCTAATTCATACCCTTTTTCCATTAATAAATAATCTTTGTAATCAATATCTTTATCCCCATCAAATTTTGAAGGGTGTCTTAAGTATATAGTTCCTGTTTTGTGATCAACATGTTTCGTTCGCCAAGTGAAATTGTAAAAGCCTTTCATTTTGAAGAATTTTGGTATCCCTTTAAAAGCATACATTTTATTACCTAACAAAACCATATCCTTTGAGTAGGTTTGTTCTCCTTTAGTTATATCATATATTTCGTTTTTAAGTCCGCCTAATACATTCCCATCAGCAAACTGTTTAAACCAAAATCTTTTGGTTATATCTTGATTTGTTATGAAACTATCAGTATCAGTATAATAAACTTTGCCTCCTGACTTCTCAATTTTATATATGAACTCATATAAATAACATCTCGCCATTGAAGTTACAGCGCAAGCTAACGGTAGCGATGTTATAGATTTGTGTAAATCAGTGCATACTCTATAAACGCTCAAGTTATCAATTTGATTTGATTTTAAGAGCGTCCCTGTTTCTATATATTTCCAAGCTGGTGTTTTGTTATATTTAGTTTTTGTTTCAAACATCATTTTTGGAACAGCTTTAGTCCTCATACCCCAAATACCATAGAAAGAATTAAGTAATATCTTTGCGATCATCCTCTGAGAAGGCGAGGGGGCTTCTTTCTTCAAACGATATAGATTTTGAATACAATCTTTAAAATAAGGTGCTTCTTCAAATATGAATCCTTCAATAAAATCTAATTTATTATATAAACCTAAACGTTTTGCTAAATGATATTCCGAAGACCACACCCAATACTGTGTAACATCATAAAAATAAGGGAAAATTAAACCGTGTTCTGTTCTATATGTAAACAAGTTTAAACCTGTGAGAGAACCGCCTTGAACTTTAACTTTGAATAACCCACAGTCTGTTTTAGACACTATAAACCCCTCTGAAGCTTTCTTATAGACAGGTTTCCCATAAGGGAGCGCTTGTGTCATAATATAAGGGTATTCGGAAGTAACATCATAATAATAATATTTTTCGGTTGTATATCTTCCCGGTAAGCGACATTCTACCCTACCTCCGTAATAAGCGTTTCGAAATAAAGCTTGATGTTTATCTCCAACTATTTGATATAAAGGATAATTTAATTCATCATAATATCTGTCTAAATAGATGTGTCGAGAAACAGCTGAAATTGTTAAGAATTTAACTATATCTAAATCATACTCTTTAATGAAATCGTTTCGAACCATTTTAAATATTTCAACTAAAGACGCAACATCGTTAATTAGATATTTAACTATCTTTTCTTTCATAGTAAACCAAGATGTTGAAGTTATTATATCGTGATTAACTGATCCTGATAGTTTCTTAATTTTTGTTTTAAAATCAGAACATAGTTTATCTAAACTAGATCGTAAAATAGAGACAGTATCTCTTAACCATATAGTTAAATAACCTCGTGTACATTTAATACGACATCTAAATTTTAACACTGAGCCTCCTACTTCAGAACATTTATCGATATAAACGCTTTTCTTGTTTTGTCTGCTCCATGTTAATATCGTTCGTACAAAATATAGATGATCAAAACAGCCCCCATTATGAGCATATAAATGGATAACCATTCCCGCATATTTATTTATTAAATGATTAAAGAAATGCGCAAAACAATGTTTACCTTCAAATAACCAAACTTTTTCATTGTATATATCTTGAAAGCCTATCATGTATGGTTCGAAATTATCAGCTAGTGTTTCAATATCATATACTGCACAATGAAAATCTTTATATCTTTTATTTGTTCGAAAAGGTTTAATTGGAATGAAAGCATTATCGAACGTTTCCGCTGCTTTAATTGTTAATCTGTCTTGCTTTTGGTGATTCATCACTGTTTGTAATATGTTTCCATACCCTATGGGGTGTTTGTATAAGCTTTCCCATCTGTTCCTATTTTGATTAATATATAACGCAAAATTTAACTGTTTTCTTGGTAACATAGCGAAAGCGTGACCCCCGGCAACGAGTAGTCGAATCATCGTGCTGCTTTTTCTACGTTTTCTACCTGTTTTAGAGTATATTAATTCGCCCGAAACATCATATATTTCAAGACAAACGTCTCTTTCTTTGTTTGTTAAATATTCAATCATCGATTTTAATTCAAAGGATCCCCCGCCTTTCTTATAATCAAGTCCTACTCTACCTGCTCTTCTCACTTCAGAAATTAATATATTATTAGGATATAGCTTCTTCCACAACGTAATACGTAAATTTTTGTCATTCATTATCCTTTCCCTTTCATATTGTAAAAAATGGATGTGCTCATAAGATTTGGCTTCTTTACTTATGTAAAAAGCTATAAAAAAACAATAGTATTCACTTTTCGGCGAGAATAAACCTACGTTTAATTTCTTTAATAAATTATATAATTTTTGAAATTTACGACGATAGAAGAAGCCTGGATTATCTGCAGTGAGAGTTAAGAACACATCAGCTGTGTGGTTATTAGAGTGGCGAATAATTTGAAACATATGTCTTAAGTCGTTTGTTTGTGGGGCAACGACTTGTATAAAACCCAAATCAAAAAAATTATCAAACCCCCTAGCATGAAAGAACTCTTCATATTTCTCTACATATCGGGCCGACAGCTCAAGGAATAAACGAACCGCCCAGTATGCTATCATTATTATAGCGATTTGAGGGCAAGGAGATACTCTCAAATAAATTTCGTGTGAATAGAAGTTAGCATCAGCATCTCTATCCGCTTGAGGGTCGTCCATTCTACCATTCAAAACTCTTGTCATATAACCTGAAGCAGTCATCCTATATTGGTCTCTTTGATATAATATTGTTTTAAACAATATACAGCTATTCGCTTGATTCGGTATGAAATTTTTATAAAAAGAGGCTAGATAAGGTAGTATATCAGCTGCGAAGTGTTGAAGATGAGCTTCCATACCCTCTCGTTGTTGACCGTCATAATAACCTACTTGAGGTCTCCGTATACCTTGTAAGCCTGTTCGTCGTCGTCTTTTAGGTAATACCAATTTATAGGAATCATATATAGTGTTTTGTCCTTGGTAAACTTGTCGAATAATTTTATGTCTGGGGCGCAAAGGTAGTCTACGATAAACAGCGTCAACCGCTGTTACCCTTCTTTCTCCGTAATCGGCGCCTCCTGTTGGGGTATTCAGCCCAGCTACATTGCCTTGTGTCTGCCAAAACCAATCAGCGGTATTCCATATAACACAACCCCACCTCGTCCCCGCTTGAGTGACGAAATATTCAGCCATATCTCGTAAGATTCGTATATTGATGTCTGCGCGACGATCTTCAAAGAAATTAGTGTATCGGTTAGGCGCTATTACCGAACGCCCAGTATAGTAATCTCCTCGAAAATATTCTCGGTCAATAGCTAGATTTTGGTCTTCATGTATATGCTCCGTAAATATGCGCTGATTACGATGTTCCATAGGATTCACAGACCAAACTAGCTCTTGTCGGGGTAGAGGTGGACCTCTAGACCAATATGCTGTAGGACCTTGGTACACTTTACACACTTTACGCGTAGATATCAAATAGTTTCCCGTATATCTTTGTCTATGTTGTTGTATATCACCGCACGCGTTATATCCTCTTGTTAAGATTTGTGCTTCTGGATACCATTGCATGAGTTGATGTATATCCTGATCTCGCTCAACTTCTATCATGTCACCATGAAAGGTGTAATGTTCATGAGGGTTGCGACGATAAAATTCCCTTATCTCCTCGTTGGTGCTGTATCTAGGCTCATATGCGCCCCAACCTCGACCAGTTATTCGTTGTGTGGGTGGGCCCCAAAAATCCTGATTTATGGGGATCCTGTCTCCCATGCCAATCTCCCTTCGGTCCTGCTCCGGAATAATGATACGCCCAAACTCGTCTTCCATTGAAAGTTTATTTTTGAAAAAGGAAAAGTGAAAAGAAAAAGAAAAGTAAAGAAATTTTCTTTTGGATAGAAATTAATAAAAATGCTGTATGAACTTCACATCATCCTTTAAAAGGGGCTCTACTCCCTCTTCAAAATGAACTCTGCGCACGATAACGTTATACTCTACGGCTAGGAGCCACATTGTGTTGCGGTATTCTTCCAATATATCCTCACAATACTTGTAAGTCATGAAACTTCCATCTCTGATTTCGGCGGGTCGGGCTCTCTTCTCAATTTGTTCCCAGGCTATTTTCAAAGGGGTGTCAATAAACCAGACTATTATGTCGTCCCTATCCTTGAAGTATGTCTCTATCATCTCCAGGTAGCATTTTCGTAGCCTATCGGCATCATCAGGCTTCACAAAACCATACTTTTCTGCGACATTCGTAAAAGCTATGCCTCCCATGGCTGACCTCTCCAAAAATAAAGTCCGCGATATTTGCCTTTTTCTGTCAACTAATAGTCTCTTATAGGTCGCCTGCAACATCTTTACTACATGGTCTTGAAAGGGGGACATGTGCTCATTCGGCTCGTTGTACATAGCGTCCAAAAGATGTGTCGGATATTTTTCTTCTTCCCAAACAACAATTGCTCGTTCCACTTGTTTCAGGAGTAAACGTCTCATGCGATGTAGAGAAAAGCTCTTTCCAACACCTATACCGCCTTCAAAAATGTGTGTTTTGTCTCCAAGTTCCTTGTAGAAGATGTTCGCATGAACGTGCGCCCACCAGGTCGGTGGGTCTTGATAGTTTAAGTCGAATTTTGAGGGCAGAGAAACGCGCGTCGATGTTTTATCGTATCTTAGTAACATGTCCATTTCCCTTTCAAAAGCTTGAAAGTTTCTTGCTCTAAGGTCTGACCACATAGCCATAAACAGCACAGGTTCCGGGTGCGGGGCGTTTTCTCTCCAGTTTCCAACCCATTTTGTTGGGTCTTCGACAGGGTCCAGCGGGTCCGAGATTTCGTGAGGTAGAACATCCTCATATACGAGTTCTTCAGTGCTGCTCGGCGACATTTTGATAATAAAAGGCTAAAATAGAAGAAAAAAGGAGGAATGAGATGGAAAAAATGAACCCATCGTCTGGTCGAAACGGGTCAAATGTCGAAAATTTTGACCTTTTTTGACCCTCGATAGATGCGAACATAACAACAAAGAAAGAACATGCGAACGTTCGCGTAACCAAACCCGGTCCCATTTGTGACTTACGAGCGTCCTTTGAAAATGTAGAATTGCGAAAATGCTTACGAAAAGCACTTTAGCTAAAAAAGGGGTCTTAACCCACTTTAAGCCTAAACCTTCCCGACCTCGCTGAAAAGCGAATTGAATTCGCTTTAATGCACCAAAAAATTGATTTTTTGGATTTTTCCCAAAGTTCACAAATGCGAAAGCGTTTCGCAATTGTGGGAAATATGGCAAAGAAATTTTTCGCAACACCCGACGACCACGAAGTGGGGGTCGGTATTTATATACCCC